GCCCTCACCGAACTCCACCGGGGCTTCCTGGGTGGCGAAGTGGTTCAGGGTGGCCACAGCCACGTCCTTGTAGGCAGGCAGCAAGCGACCTTCGCCGATGAGCTGATCGCAGAAGGCGACGCTCGCCTGCGCAGCCTCGGCCGCTTGGGCAGCACGCAGCTGGGCCCGCAGGCGCTGGTTTTCGGCCTCAAGGGCCGCTTTCTCTTGAGGGGTCACGATGGTCTCCAGTGACGGGTTGGGATGGTTGGAGGGGTCGGAAAATGCCACCGCAGGGGCCGCAGCGGTCGAGACTTCGGCGGCGGCCTCACGCAGCTCGTCCTGCGCTGCCTGCTCCAGGCTTTGCACCTGGTAGTTGGGCACCACCCTGTCTGCCTCGTCTTGGCCGAACTTGCCGATCAGCCACTCACGCACCTGGCGCCAGAGGCTGGCATTGGTGACGTCATCCCACTCGCTGAAGGCAACGCCCTCGGTGAAGCAGACACCGTCATCCCCGGCCGCAAAGGCCGGGGCTTCCAGGCCCTTGACGCCCGGAGTGGCTGCGCCCAGAAAGCCGATGTGACGCGGGTACCAGACACCAGGCTTGGGGTTCTGCGGATCCGTGGGCCGGAACCACTTCACAGACACCGCGCCCCAGCGGCCATCCTTGACCTCTTGAGCAAATGCCGGATCAACCTGCTCGGGGACGGCGAACAAGCCCTTGTCGTTGACCTGCAGCGATGCGGCCCAGCCCAATGCCGGGTCATCGATGGCTGGATGGCCAATCACCAAGGGAGCCTTGCACAGGGCCGGCGAGTAGGCGGCCGCAGCCGCTTCCAGGTCAGCCTGGCTGAACTCGATGGTTTCTCCCTTCCAGGTCGTGTGACGGCCCGGCCGGAAAACGTGGATCGGTTTGGAGGGGGTGGTTTTGTTGCCCATGTCCGAACTTTCGGACTGATGGGCTGCTGAGGCTCAGAAGAGCGCTTCAGAGCTTTGCTTTCGACTTTTCGCCGTGCAAGCGGATGACAACAGAAGGATAAAGGGGGAAAACCAGGCGCCACCGATCGGGCGCCTGGTCAGTCCAGGGTGAGCTGCCCCTGGCGCTTTTCGAACTCGCTGCGTTGGTACTCACGCAGGATCTGACGGACACGTGAGACGGTGATGCCCAGGTCTTGGGCGACCTGCTGGTGATTGTTGCCTCGGAAGGCCGTGATGACCTTGCGGGCGGTCTCGCCAGCGCGCATGTAGTGGCCAACAGGGATGTAGACCGTATCGCCGCCGATGTCGTTGGCCAGGCTGATCGTGAGCTGGATGCTCATGCGGGCGATCAGCATCAGCTCACGCTGCTGCAGCTGCTGCTCGGCACGCTCGGAGTTCATCTCCTGGAACATGCACGAGTACAGGCTGGCGGCGATCTGGCTCCAGATCTCTGGGAAGTCTGGGGGCGTGGCCTGCACCAGCGGCCCAAGATCTGCCAGGCTGAGCGGGCGCTTAGCCATGAGCCACCTCGACACCAGCTCGGCGGCACCAGCGCTTGAGCGCCTCGATCACGCTGTTGACCTGGTGGGTGTTCAAAAAGCGCCAGGCATCCACCTTGGCCTGGCGGCGCACATAGGCCAAGAGCGCCGCATCGGTGTCGGTGTGCACGTGGCCGGCCTGGGCTAGGGCATGCCACAGCGCCCGCGCCTTGGCCCAGCGGTCGTCCTGGTCGTCTGCCGCGCTGCGCTGGCCCATCGGCCGCACGGGCTCGTAGGCCGGCTTCTCACCCCGGTCCCGAGCTGCTCGGGCCTGCAGTCCGCTCAGGTGGGCCAGGTACTGGCGGCGCTGAGCTGTCGTCATCTTGGATGAGCTGGCCTGGCCGGTGATGGCCAGCTTCAAGGCGCTGGCATCGTCGGCCGACAAGCCAAGGGCCTTCTGTGCGATGTGGATCGCGGCCAGGTCGTTGTTGCGGTTGACGGGTTTGGTGGCCATGTGATCACCCCAGCAGCAACGGGCCAAGCCACCAGTTCCACAGGCCCAGCAGGCTGGAGACGAGGAACACGCATTGCTGGGCGAACATGCGCCAGAGGCCGCGCTGAGCGCTGAACGCCAGCCAGGCAGCGTTGCTGACCAGGAAGGCGCCAAAGCCCCAGCCCGGCAGCGCAGGCATTGCCAGCAGCAGAGCACCGGCCATGCCGGTCACTGCACCCACGGTTTCAACGCCGTTTTTGCCCAGTTTCATGCCGCCCCCAAAAGAGAGGCGATAGAGCCGCTGGAGGCCTCATCCGCACCGGATGCCTGCATTTGCGAATTGGGACGTTTTGGGACGGGATTTAGCCCGCTGACGATGCTTTCGAGGCTCTCCCGAGATCCCCGGGTGGCGAGCGCGTTCATCAACCGAGCAGCATCGGCCCCTGTCGCACGGATGGTGGTGCGCTGCGCTGTCCTGGTCACTTTGAGTGTCATGGGGTGTCCTTTCCTTTGCGAAGCCCACCACCGTGGTGAGCTTTGAAAAAGCCCCTTGACCAGGCAGACCAGGCCGAGGGGAAAGTCGGCAAGGCCGACCAGGGAGGAATTGGGTTTAAGTGAGGAGTGCTTGCGGGGTGTTGACCCCCATGCCGTGATGCAACTTGGCCTTCTCACCCGCCTTGTGGCCGGCCATGTAGTGACCCAAATCAGTCTTGCGGGCACGGGTGGCATCGCGAGTCTTCTCATTGGCGAGGTCAGGGTGCTTGGCTTCGAGGTACTGCAGCAGCAGGGTTTCATTGGCGGTACTGCGACTGAAGCGCTCGACCAGCGCCTGCACTGCCAGCACCCAGCCTTTGGCGAACGCATCGCCACGGGCCGTCTTGGTGATGGCCTTGCAGTTCTTTGGCTGCCGACCGATGTGTGCCAAGCGGTCCCTGGCACATTGACGCGACAGCACTTCGAACGCATAGCCCGCAACATCCGCAGCAGCATCCACACCGACGAAGACGTAATAGCGTGAACGGATCCAGTTGCCAGCGGCGTTGTAGGCGCCCACAAGCTCGCTGAATTTCTCGCACCCGAAGGCATCAGCCACCAGGTTGGCCAGGCGCACTTCCCAGAGGTTGGCTGCCGTACTGACGGCCTTGGCCCGCACCTCACGCACGTCGGCCAGTGCGATTTCACCTTCTTGCAGGTTGAACTGCTCCATGAGCTTCTGCGCCTGGCGCAGTGCGGCTGCAGCTTCATGTGACTCGGCACTGCGACTCAGGGCCAGGCACTTCTTGATCTTCTTGAGGGCGTCGTCACGGTTCATTTTGCGGCCCTCAGATCGCAGCGATATCCAACGGGATCGCCTGGTATTCCTGGGTGTCGCCCAGGCGCTTGTAGAAGCGGACATACGGCTTGGTGCTCGCCGTCTGCATGCTGTCTGCGATCGCCTGCATGGCCTGCTGCCACTTGGGATGGTCGATGTTGACCCGGCGCAGCGCCAGAACACGGCCCACATTGATCTTGCCCTCCTTGTCGGCCTGGAACGCGTGGTTGACCAGCACCCGGATGTTGTCGTTGGCGCCCTCGCTCCACTCGTGCACGCACTCGTCGATCAGCGCTTTGGCCGCCATGAGCTGCTCGCCGAACATCAGCTTGTCCTGCATGGAGCGCACCAGCTTGTACTGGCCGTCGAAGGACATCAGGGTGACGTTGCCCTTTTCGCCGCCTGATTTCACGCCGTACTGTTCCAGGCTGGTGGCCACCAGGGCAGCCACTTCCTGCATGGCGTCGAGCTTGAACTTGCGCAGTCCGGCCTGAGCCTGCTCGGCAGCCATGCACAGGTCTGTCACCACCTGGTGGCGCAGCTTGTCGATGTCCTTGACCTTGGACTCGGGGATCAGGTTGCCGGCCGCGTCTTTCCAGTAGCCGGCTGGGATTTGTTCAGTTGTCATTGGGGTTCCTTGGGTTCAGCACCGAAAGCCGCGGCTCTCGATGCGCTTGAAGTCCAGCGAACCCGTGCGGGTAGCTGGGGCGGGTGTGGCCTTGTAGACCGGGGCGTGCATGGCGTCGTACTGGGCAGGCGGCACTGCGTTGATCGGGCGGGCCTGGGGCGTGTAGCGCGGCCGGCCACGGGGCTCATGGGTGGGTTTCGTCACGATGGGTCTCCTGGGGTTTGGGGGGTAGGTGAGGCCTTGCGGACAAGTCCGGCGCGCATGCGGCGCACCAGCGGGCTCGTGCCGGGTGCCGGCGCAGGGGCCGGGGTGTGGACTGGCGCAGAGGCGGCGTTGAAGGCCGCAGCCACACTCACCGGACCTGGTGCGCTGGGCATGGCCTGCCTGGCAAGGTTGCGGCGCTCCTGCTCGCGCTGGGCCTCGGCCGAGCCCTCCACGCGATCGGCCATGCTGGCCAGGATGGCGTAGAGGTAGCCGTGGCCAGACATTGGCAGATCCAGCCGGCCGGCATCGCGGGCAGCCAGCATCTGGTCGATGCCCAACGCCCAGGCCTGCAAAGGCACATTCCAGTCGCGGCCCTTGAAGGTAATGGCCTGGCGCTTCAGGTCTGGCAGCAGCTGCTTCAGCAGCTTGACCTGCTTGGGGATCGTCAGCCGTTGTCGTGCAGGCGTGAACAAGGTCAGGTACTGCAGCACGCGAGACCCGAGAGGGATCGAGATCTCAGCCAGTTGCGCAAATGCGCGCTGCGACTCGTTGTTGGCAAAGAGCTGCGCCATCGACAGCTCGGTGCCGCAGGTGGGGCATGAGAGTTCGTTCATGCCGCCAGCAGCCACAGGTGAGAGATCAAGCCTGTCAAATCGAGCAGCAACCAGGTGACCAAACCCATGGTGATCAGGGCAAGAGCCAACAGGCAGCGCACAGCGATCGCGAAGCTGCGGGGTTCGGGGTTGGCCTGGATCACACCAGGCGCGAACGGATGGCGCTGAGAGGCAACCAGGCACTGGGTGCAGGTGCCGTAGGCCTGGCACACGCCGAGCTGCTCGCAGCGGGAAGGTTGAGGCTTTTTCATGGGAAGTACTCCTCAGCTCAGCAGTGGGTGATCACCTGGGCGTCAACCTTCGGCCAGCCGGCCTTGGCGGCGGCGTTCATGGCGCGGCACACCAGGTTGTTCACCACCAGGGGATGGCATTCGCTGCGGGCATCGGTGGCCTTGCCACCGCGTGGGATGTGCACCAGGCGGGCGCGGATCGCATCGGCAGCGTCGTCGGCAAACACGTCTTCGAACTTCAGCTCGAAGCGGGCGAACTTGTGGCGCAGGTAGCCTTCGAGCTCACCGTCCAAGGGCTCCAGCTCGACCACCTCGCAGCGCTGCATCACCTCGCGGACCTCGGCGTTCTGGCTGCCCAGGCGGTCGCGCAGCTCGGGCTGACCGATCAGGGCCACGCCGATCAGACGCTGCATGCCGTCCTTGAGCTCCAAGAATCGCTTGAGGTGCTTCAGGGTGGCCGTGGGCAGGCAGTGGGCCTCCTCGATCACCAGCAGGTGGCGCCGGCCGGCGCGGCGGCTGGCCTTGAGCAGCGCGTGCACCTGGGCAAACCGGGCTTCAGGGCTGCTCTTGACCTTGAGCTGCGGGTCCAGCGCAGCGGCAATGGCCTCGGCGATGTGGCTGCTCTTGAGGGTCTTGCCCTTCTGGTCGTTGGCCTCCATGGCCAGCACGTAGGGGCGGATGATCAGCACATCACGCTTGTCGGCCTTGATGCGCTCCTCCAGGTCTTCGGCCAGGGTGGTCTTGCCGGCCCCGGATTCGCCCACGATGGCCACGAAGCCGTGGTGATTGGCGCAGTCCATCAGCGTGGCGCGCACGTAGCGCACCGAGGCGGTCTGGAACACATCGTCGGGCGACTGGACATCGTCCACGAAGGGGTTGCGGGGCAGGCCGAAGTGACGGCGGGCCTCGGGGGTCAAAGCAGCGTTCTGCAGTAGCATGGATACCTCCTCAGGGGTTTCGGTTGGTTCTGGGCTCTCGGGGACGACCTCGCCGAGGTGCAACTCGGCGGGGTCAACTTTTTTCAGGGGCTGCACAAACAGGGCTGCCAGCACCTGGTCAGCGGTGGCGCCGCGCTCGCGCAGCAGCGTCTCCAGCTTTTGGCGGGCCCGGACGGCACCACGTGCCGGCCAGGTTCCGTGGGCCACCAGGCGGCTGGTGGCGGAGCGGCTCAGACCGCTTGCCTTGCTCAGCTCAGCCTGGGTCACGCCCAGTTCATTGAGGGTTGCGGCGAGGCTCATGCACCGCCTCCGGCCACCACGCGCAGGCCGCTACGTACCGTGAGGCGGTTGCGCACGTCGTCCAGCTGGTCTTCAGGCACGCCGTCGGGGTACCAGGCGCGCAGCTGGGCGCTGGTCTCGCGGGACATCTGCACGCCCATGCGCACCAGCTCGGCCGCAGCTTCGAACACCGACAGCACGCGGGCCGGAGCCAGGCGGGTGGTGGTCGAGGTGGCCAGGTCGGTGCCCTTCTTGGGCAGGAAGGTGCGTTCGGGCGCCTGGTCGACCACCTTGAAGGGGTCAATGCGGCCACCGAAGGGCAGCGCCTTGGCCTTGCGCTTAGCCTCTGCCTCGGCATCGGTGTCGGCGTCCATCGCGAAGCGCTCGACTTCCTTGCGGTTGGTGTCCAGTGCGGTGTCGGAGGGGCGGGCCCAGTCCTCGCCGATGACATTGGCATCCTCCCGGAACCCGGCGTCGTTGCGAGCCACCAGGGGGATGCTGTGCAGCACTTCTTGGCCGTCTGCATCGGTGTCCACCACCACCGCTGTGTCCAGCGCATAGGGGTTGAGAGCGATCTGGAGCGATTCGCCCACCATCACACCAGGCACGCTGCGCACGTCGTACTCACGGCCCTTGAAAGAGACCGTCAGGGTGTCACGCACTTTGCGCGACTCGGGCGTGTGGGTCAGCAGCTCGCGGCACACCTCCAGCGGCGGGGCAATGCGCAGCTGCTCAGGGGTGATGGTCAGCCACTGCTCGTACCGAGTGCGGCCATGGCGGGTGTGCACCTTGTTGGCGTTGAACCAGCGAGCCCAGCGTTGGGCCTGGGCGTTGAGTTCATCCAGGCTGCCAACTGGACGCAGGCGCAGGCCGGATTCGAAGCTGCGTTCGATCAGGTCACGCGCCTTTTCGACCTGGCCGGTGGCGCGGGCGTTGCCTGGGGCGTGGGCGATCAGCTTGACCTGCAGGCGCCTGGCCAGGTTGGAGAACATACCGCTGGTGTTGGCGCTGCCCATGTCCATCATCAAGATGAAGGGAACGCCGTGCAGCGGATCGTCTTCACGCTGCTGGATGGCAGCCATGAAGGACTCGGCCAGGTTGGCGCCACTCTCGGCACCCAGCACGTAGTTCACGGCGATGGCACCGCTGTTGTGGTCGGTCACCTCGTAGGACCAGACCCGGTCCGACTCGATGCGCTTGAGGTTGGCGGGCTTGTTCTTGTAGAACTTGTCGCGCTCCATCACCTGCAGGCCGCTCTCGGCTTCGGTGCGGGCATTGAGGTAGTACAGGACGCACAGCGAGGCGTCGATCTGCCACACGTGGTTCGGGTGCAGGCTCTTGAGCTCGACAGCCGGAGTGGGCCGGTTGAGCTGGTCAGGGTGCATGCCGTACTGGCGCAGAGCGCGGGCAATGGCGCTGTCGGACAGGGGGATCAGCTCTCCGGTGTCGGGATCCTGGCGCTCGGCACGCACCTCGCCATTGGCGCGCAGTACCTCGACGGCCTGGCCGATGGACATCAGGCGCTTGTTGGTCTTGCGGTGGCTCACCATCAGCATGGCGCTGATGGCAACAGCCTCCTCACGGCTCAGGGACACCTCACCGGCATCACTGCGCTGCTTGCGTTCGGGTTTCACGGTCAGTTTCCTCAGGTGTCGGTGCAAAGTGGCCAGGCTGATCTGCAGCTCGGCGCACGCTGCGGCGTAGATCGCCTGCTTGCCACCGGGGGCGGCAGCGGCAGCCTCTTGGGCCACCAGGACCAGGCGCTGGGCAATCACGGGGTTGATGGACATGCGTGCGGGGAGTCGGGATTACTTGCCTGCCCACTGGGCGACCTCTGAGGCCAACTGCGCGTCGGCGGCGTTGCTCACGTCGGGCAGGTCGAACTCTTGGCGCAGGGCATTGAGGTCGGCTTGGATCTGGCCCACCAGGCCGGCCATCAGCACGGCGTTGTCGTCGGTGTGGTTCTTGAGGGCGATCAGAGCCGCCCGGACACCGCCCCGAATGGCTCCCATAGCATCGCGGGTGATGCTGGTGGCCTCAGCCATCAGGGCCTGCAGCTCTTCATCGGGGGCCAGCTTGGCGATGCGCTTCTTGTCGCGCTCCAGCTGGTCGATCTTGGCGTTCTTCTTCTCCAGCAGTTGCTGGTCGGCCTGACGCTCCTGACGCTCTTCACGCAGGGCTGCGCGCAGCTCCTTCACCGACATCGTGGCGATGTCGTCCAGGCTCAGCTCGCCGGTCTGGCCGGTCAGCTCCAATTCTTCGATCTGCTCATCGTCCAGGACGAGCATTTCGAAGAGCTTGGATTGGCTACCGATGGCATCTGTCAAATGGCGCGACGTCGCGACATTTGCAAATTTGACTGCCGACTGCATGAAGCGAGCTGCGACCTTGCTATCGATCCCGAGGGCGTCGAGCCGTGAGAGAAACTGCCCATGTTGGCACGCAGCTTTGAGCACCGCCAGGCCGCGTCCGACTTCCAGGCAAGCCTCCACGCTGCGGCGCATGTTCGCAGCAATGTCGCGCTGGATCAGGTCGGGGTCAGTGCAGTCGGCGGGCAGTTGGTAGCCCAGCTGGGTGGCGACGGCGCGGGTACGGGCCTCGGTCTCACGGGCGATCAGGGCCAGGGCGTTGGCGGCAGAGAAGTCGGATGCGATCACTTCAGCATTCACAGCCACTTCTTTGCTGACTGGGGCTGGGGTAGGTTTCTTGGCCATGGTGTTCTCGATTCAGTGGCGTTTACAGGGGAACGGAATAGCGGTGGCTGATGTCGTCAAGCTGGCGGCGGGCCTGGTTGAGATTGGTGGCCACCGTGGTGGCGATGCGCACAAACTGCACACCCAGCCGCCAGCGGTTGGTGCCTTGCACCTGCTCAACAAAACCCGTGGTGGCCAGGGCTGGCAAGTTCTTGCTGACCCAGCTCGGGGCCACGCCCAGGCCGCTGGCGATCTCGCCGGGGGCCAGGCCGAGCAGCTCATGCCCAGCCAGCAGGCGGAACAGTTCGCAGGCGTTGCGGATGGGGCCAGCCAGCTCGTAGGTAGTGGTGGTGGAACTCATCGCATCACCCCATTGGCAAACTCTGCCTGCAGGGCGCGCAGGCCGGCGCCCCAGATCTTGCGCACGCCGGCCAGCCCTGATTCGCACCGCACGCGGGGCAACAGGCGGTACAGCTCACCTCTGTACATGGGGCCGAAGTTCAGGTGCATGAAGGGTTGAGGCGCAGAACCCCGCAGGGCCTCACGGCAGGCGACGTTGTGAACGGGGTACTGGGTGAAGGCTGCATAGCGCCCCAGGTGCATGTCTGATCGCTTGCTGCGCACGACAGCCAGCATCAGCGCGTCCTGGACCGCCTTCAAGGGAATGGTCTTGGTGGTCATTCGAATTCCAGCTCAGGGTTGGCAAAGCGGGCCACGTTGGCCTGGTGCCAGGCCACCTGGCCCAGGTGGGCCTGGAGGGCTGCCAGCGTGGCGGCAGGGTCGGTCCCGGGTTTGGCGTAGAAGTCGGTCAGCAACTGCAGGGCAGAGGCAAAACCGCTGTTGAGCTCGACCATGTCGACCTGGCCAGCGGCACGCCCGGTGGGCATGGCGATCACCATGTGGCCGTTGGAGCTGGCCAACCAGGTGCTGACGTAGCTGCAGCCGCAGGCGTGTTCGTAGGCCTGAATCAGGATGGCCGGCATCCGGCCGGTGGCCAGCCACTTGTAGAGGCTGTCGTGGGTCTGACCCATGCGGTCGGCGATGCGCTCCACGCTCAGGTGGTGCCGCTCCAGTGCGAACTCTTTGCACAGGCGCAGGGCGTGCAACAAGCTGTTGGGCCGAGCCTGTTTCCAGTTGCGGCGGCTCATTGGAAGCACCTCTGAAGAAGCGCTTCCAAACAAATAGCCACTGTGGGGCTGGTGTTGGACGTGTCGCCGCCGAACAATTTGGCCATCGACACACAGGAGGAAGCGATGAGCGAATTGGAATTTGACGAGCTGGCCGGACGAATCGACGCAGTGGGAAAAGCACTGCTGCAAGTGACTGCTCGGCTGGAAATGAATGGGGTCATTGATGGCCCCCAGATCTCTCAGGCTTGGCGCCTGGCAGTTCGGCCTGGTCGAACACCAGCTCACACAGCAAGCCATCGGATCCTGCAGGAGCTGGCTGACGCGCTTGATGATGCGCGGCGCAGTCGCCCCCGATTACAGGGGCATCTCGCCTGAAGCCCTGCCGGTCGTAAAGATTTGATACATTGGACATTGGACGTTCCAAGGTTCAAATTCAGGCTGCGGCTGCAGTAGGCTGGCGATTGATTTCACCGGCTTTGAGTCCCAGTTGCACCGCGATGTTGTGCGCCTCACCGCGCAAGCACCGATACCGTGGTGTGGCTTCATCGTCGGCAAGAATGGCGATGACCATGTTGACGCTGTAGCGGTTGGCCTTGGCCCAGCTTGAGATGGATTGACCTTTTCGGGCGAAGTCTTCACGGACCTGTGCGCGTGTTTTGAGCATGGTGCTGCGTCCTACTTTGTTTGCATCAGTTGGCGCTGATGCATGGGTGTTGTGTTTTGTTGGTTCAATTATTACGCACGAATGTGCGTAATGCAACCAGTTTTTTGCGAACGTTTATGCGTGAAATCGGTGATCGAATCCGAGAGGAACGGGAGGCAGCAGGCCTGAGCCAGCAAGCGCTGTCAGACCTATGCTCTGTCTCGCTGCGCTCTCAGCAGAACTACGAAAAGGGTGAGCGGAGTCCCGATGCCAATTACCTTGCTTCTTTGGCAGCGCACGGCGTTGACGTTCTTTACATCCTGACTGGCAAATCTGGGGGGGGCAGTCCTCGCTTGGACAGCGCCGAACATGCGCTGCTGGAGAGCTACCGGCGTTGCTCAAGGGATGCACGTGTGAATCTGATTCAAACGGCAGCGCTGCTTTCCGCAGGCCTGCAGACCAAGGCCCAGACTCAACAGCAGACCTCGAATAGGTCTGCAGCCTCTCAGGACCAGGTCCACATCGGAGATCACGGCATTCAGATCGGTAATGGCCGTGTGACGATCAAACGGGGGAAATGAGCGTTGTCAGTGATACCCAAGTGGCTGCTTGACTGGATGCGCAAGCTGCTGCCGAAACAAGAGGTAAAGGGAGACTTTGGCGTGCAGATCGGGAAAGCCGGGCCTGTCACCGTGGTTCACAACACCTACCACGTGAATACGACTGTCACCTCCCCGCCTGAGCCATATCGCCAGGTGGTTGATCCCAGGCCACGCCAAGCAGCCAATGACGATCAGAAGAAGGTGCTGCGTTTGATGCGCAAGCTGCCGAGTGACGAAAAGGTTCTGGAATTTATGCAGCGCGAGTTCAAGACAACCAGGGTGATTGATCTCGAAGGCCAACAGCTGTATCGAGTTCGTCGGTACGTCGAAGCGATTCAGTCACGGTCCGGGACCTACAACTCGAATCGTGATTCGATTGACACATCGTCAAAAGCAGGCCGGTGAGCTTTCAAAAAACGTTCAGGAGGAATCATGTTTTTCGTGCGTGCAGCCATCTTGGCTTTGTGGACAGCGATCAGCTTTGCAATGCTCCAAACGCCCGTCAGTCAATTGAACTGGTTTGGAACCATCCTGGGATATAGCTTCGGCATCGCTGCACCGATGCTCTATTTCCTACCCAGCTATGAAGCCAACAGGCTCAAGCACGTGAATCAGATGTCTATCCTGGTCATCAACTTCTTTTTGGGTTGGTCGCTGATCGGGTGGGTCATCGCAGCAGTGTGGGCGCACAGAAAATCGGAATCGTCAGTTCCTGCATCAGTCCCAAATCATGAGGCTGAACGTTCGATTGCAGCTTCTGATCGGAAAACAAAGGCTTGCCCCTTCTGTGGGGAGGACGTGCTTATTCAAGCGATCAAATGCAAGCACTGCCACAGCGATCTTTCAAGCCACGTTCCACCTATGTCAGCGTGATGCAGACCATGAGCGTCCACCCCACCATCCACTTCTTCGAGCAGCTGGCCGAGCTGCTGGACCTGCAGGGCAGCGAGGCCGACCTGGACGATGCGATCAGCCGCCTGGCGGCCTGGATGGACCTGGCCCGCGATCACCTCACCGAGGATGACCTGGCGGTGTTGGGCGAGATCGGTGGAGTACTGTATCGCGAGGGATTGAGGCGGAGAGGTACCCCAGCAGCAGGAGATGGGGTCCAACCCTGATAACAGGACAACGGGGAGCGAAAAATGACAACAAATGACACTGAAGCTAATTCCAAACCACCTCTAAAGGTCGGCTTTGTGCTGAGCAACGTCGATGGACAGAAGCAGACGATTGAGCACGAACAGTTGGCGAAGTTTGCAGATGAAATTGGCCTGTCGGCAGCAGCACCGGGGAGATACACCGCACTTCTGGCGTTTCAGCTCTTGGCATCTCAATCAATGCTCGACTTAGATCCACACTTTGTCATGAGAGAAATCCGCAGGCTTGAAGGTGGTCCCGAAGACACTCTGACCAAGCCGGAAACGGAATTCAAAGAGGACGGGACTCTTGGAGGACTCTGGCACAAGCACTTCACTTCCAGCCAAGTGAGTATGGTTGCGGGAGCAATTTCGGCAGGTAGACCTCAAAAGGTAATAAAGCAACTCGCCATCGAGGAGCTCTCAGGTGGTGCCACACCAGAAGCGCTTGGTCGCTTTGTGCGTCGCGTTGTTGTCGGTGGCTATGAGAGGCGTGCGGAGCGTGGGGAACTAACGGGCGAATGGCTCGTTTACCTCCCTCGCGACGAAGGCAATTTGTATCTTTGCCTTGCAAGACATCAGAGCGGGAACGAAGAAATATTGGGTTATTTGCGTGGTCCCTGCGTCGCAGAGTTTCCGTTCCTCAGATCAGCCTTGCCAAATGCCTTCAGCGAGGTTGAGTCAACTGATTGAAGGCTTAAGCCTCGTCAAATTGCACCGAGCAAGATCGAGGGGATGCTGTATCTGGAGGGAAGTAAGCCTCGAAGGTCACAGTGACATTTGATTTATCTACAACCAACCAGAAAGGGAAAACATGACAACACCAACGACTACGTTTGCGACCGATCCCGAGTTCGCCGACGACTATGTGGCTCACCAACCTAGCCAGTATTCGGTTTCAAGGGCGGTCACTGCGACCGGCGACGTCATATATCTTCTAACGTTCATTGACACCATTCTTGTGCCGGTTATCGTTGGCGAGAAGCACAGCGCGAGAGAGAAGAGGTTGATCAGGACGTCCGTTCAACTCCCAAAAAATTTCTTTGAACATATGGTAAAGACCATAGAAGGATTGGAGCCGAAGGCCGAGGTTGCAATGGCCCAGGGTACAGTTGGAGACAGGAAAGATGCAACCCAAGGTTGACCCCCCCTTCGACCCTAACTGCCAGAAGTTCCTCGAGATTGTTACAGCAAATTCTCAGGGTCAGCAATCGGAACTTCTCCATGTTGATCCGCCCGGCAGTGTTGGTTCTCAACCGGTCCATTGGCACTATTCCGCGGCGGCTGGGTTGCCACCAAGTTCATGGCAATTTGCTCACCATGTGTTGGAAAGCCCTGTGATCACATTGTCTGCCGGTGAAGTTCAGAAAGATGCCGAAGCCTATACTAGCGAAACCATGACATCTCCTACCCGCGAAGAGATCTCTCTCCAGTTCCAAAACGCTCGACTGCAGGTCGACAAGGACTTACTGGCTGCGAAGCAGGCAGAGGTCGAGTTCCGTTCCGAAATCAAGGTCATGATCTCTCAGCAGGGAGAGTCTTTCCAGACTCTACGATCGGACATCAACAAAGCGGTAGGCGAGTCAAATCTGAATGTGGAGCGTCTCCGCTCTGAGATGCACAAAGAATCGGCCGTCAATTTGCGCTGGATCGTTACTACGATGATTGCGATTGGCCTAGCAACTGCGGGCACCGTCTCATGGATTGTGAAGTCCAGCATTGATGGCCGTTTGGCAACTACGGCAACAGCCGTAGTTGCACAACCAGTGACATCTGGAACAGCTACAACTAGCGCCCCCGCTCAGTCTGCGCCAGCATTGACTAAGTAGTTACCCCAGCCTTGGTTCACCAAGGTTTGCAGCCCGCCAACGTGCGGGCTTTTTTCTGCCCAGTGCATTGCCCTTCGAAGCAATGAATCACTGAAGCGCTCCCTCTAACTCGCTCACCACCTTGCCCAGCAACATGCTGGGCATGAGCACACATACCACACTCCCCAAGTCGCTGCGCGCCCCGCGCATGTTCGAATGGCTGCTGCTGGCACTTCTGCTGACGGTGCTGGTCTGGATGATCGCACCGCAGCAGCTGCCCACCAGCCTTTACAAGGCAAGTCTGGTCACGCTGGCTGCCGTGGTCGGCTATTGGATCGACCGCAGCCTATTCCCCTACGCTCGGCCCGACTCGTTTCTTGCGCTCGAGGAGCTTGAGGGTCAAAAGGTTGATGTGGCCGTCTGTGATGCACAGTCGCAGACCTGCACCCTTCACTCGGTGACCGACGAGGCCATGATTCGCTTGATGGGCTGGGCCATGATTCGCCGAGCTGTCATCGTGGCAGCCACGATGCTTACCATGGGCTTGGGGGCCTGACCATGCGCCGCCCGCCCACTTGGCACCGCTTGGTTCCGTGGCTCGCAGCTGCAGCTATTGCTGTGACCTTATCATGGCACCAGCCCTCTGATGCGCAGGTGCCCACTGCAGCAAACCGGTACCGCAACGAGCTGACACGCGCAGCTCACTCCCAATGGGGCCTGGACGCCCCAGTGGCCGCACTGGCCGCCCAGGTCCACCAGGAAAGCGCCTGGCAGCCCGGTGCCGTCAGCCCTGTGGGTGCCCAAGGCCTGACCCAGTTCATGCCGGCTACGGCCGCCTGGTGGTGCCAGGTCAACAAGCTCACACCGGCCCAGTGCCAGCCCACCAACCCAACCTGGGCACTGCGCTCAATGGTGGGCTACGACAAATGGATTCTCGACCGCGTGCGGGGCACCAGCGCATGTGACCGAATGGCAATGGTTCTGTCCGGCTACAACGGCGGCCTGGGCTGGGTTCAGCGTGACCAGGCGTTGGCATCGAGTAAGGGGCTCGACCCGCTGCGCTGGTGGGGCCACGTGGAACTCGTCAATGCTGGCCGGACAGCCGCCAACTGGCGCGAGAACCGCGAGTACCCCCAGCGCATCCTGAAGCGCTGGGCGCCAGTCTATGAGGCGGCGGGTTGGGGCCAAGGGGCATGCCCATGAAAGCCACGCTCATCCTCATCGCGTGCGCCGCCCTCGTTGCCGTTGGCGGCGCTATGGGTTGGACCTTCGGGCACGCCACTGGGTATGACAGCGGTCATGCCCAAGGCATCAAGGACGGCAAGGCCCAGCAGATCGCCCGGGCCAACGCACAAGCGCTGGCCGAGATGAGTCAGATGCTGGAGTCCCACAAATCCCTGGTCGCAGCAGCCGGCCAGGCCAGCAAGGCCATGCGCACTGCGCTGGCCCAACGCGCGGCGCATGACGCCCAAACCACCAAGGAGTTTCAACATGCGCTCGCTTCTACTGCGGCCAGCCGCGCTGGCTGCGTGTTTCCTGCTGACGTCATGCGCCAGCTCTCCGAGGCTCGTGACCGAGCCGCCCAAGCCGCTACCAGCGGAGTACGCAGTGCACTGCCCGACGCCTCCACCGATTCCCCCAAGCGATGAGGTCGACAACGTGGCGGTGGCTCTCAAGGATCTCTATGACCTCTATGGCATTTGTGCGGGCCGCATCGTCGACCTGCTGGACTATATCGACGGGGGGCAGCAGTGACTGTGCAGGTTGAATTTTGGTCCTTGGTCCTGCTGCTGGTCGCCTTCTTCGCAGCATGCGGCGGCGCTGGCAAGCTGCTCTTGCGTCAGGTTCAGAAGTCCATGGATCAGCAGTTCAGCTCGCTGTCGCGGCGACTCGAATCCATCGAGCTGGAGAACCGCGAAGAGGCCAGCCAGTGGCAGCGCGTAGAGCGCGAGCTGCTCCGGTTTCAAGCCGAGCTGCCCATGAACTACGTGCGCCGTGATGACTACATCCGGGGCCAGTCAATCCTTGAGGCCAAGCTCGACGGCTTGGCCGGGAAGATCGAAAACGTGCAGCTGCGCGCTGTGATTCAACATCGGGGAGAAAGACCGTGAGCAACCCAATCGACCAGGCCAAGATCCGCCGCGAATCGCTGCGCTGGCTGATCATCCTGACCCTCAACACCGCCCGCCCCATCGGGGCCTACGAGGGCCCAATTTTGTCGGTCGCGCAGAGTGAGTACCCGGACGCCTCGCCGCTGGAGCTGCGCCGCGAGCTCGACTACCTGGCAGACCGTGAGCTGGTGAAGCTGGAAAAGCAACCAGGCGGCAAGTGGTTCGCCGACCTGACCCGCATCGGCACTGACCTGGCCGAGTACACCATCCCCTGCGAGCCTGGCATTGCCCGGCCCGAGAAGTACTGGTGAGCGCACGATGGGCCGTAAAAGCACCATCAGCCGTCTGCCTGAGCAGGTCAAGAGCTACATCGAGGGCAAGCTGGCCGAGGGCCGCTTCACGCTGGATGAGTTGATCGCCGACCTGCGCGAGCGCTTTCCCGCGCAGGAGCAGGCCGGCGAATTGCCCAGCCGCGCCGCCGTGCACCGCTATGGCCAGAAGCTGGAGCGCCGGCTTTCGGCGATCAGAGCCAGCACCGAAGCAGCCAAGTTGATCAGTGCTCAGGCTGGCGATGATGAAGACGCCCGCAGCGAGGCGCTGACCGCCTTGGTGCAGACCGAGCTGTTCGAGGCCCTGATGTCGATCCAGGAAGCGGACGATGAAGACATCGATGCGGGCGAGCGTGTCTCCATGCTCAGCTCGGCCGCCAAGAACATTGCCACGCTGACCCGCAGCAGCATTGGCCTGAAGACCTTCCAGCGTGATGTTCGCCAGCGTGCCAAGGAAGCTGCAGCCAACGTCGAGAAGATCGCCAAAAAGGGCGGGCTGTCGGCCGACACCGTCGAGCAGCTGCGCCGCGAGATCTTGGGCATTGCCGCATGACCGACCTGGTTGCCGTCCCCTTCGAAGTGCCCGACACCAGCAGCGCCGCCACGCCTGCGGTGTTGATGGGCTACCAGCAGCGCTGGGTGGCCGATCCGTCACCACTGAAGGTGATCGAGAAAAGCCGTCGTACCGGCCTGACCTGGGGTGAAGCCTCGGACGACGTGCTGTCGGCCGCATCGGCACGCAGCGCGGGTGGGCAGAACGTCTACTACATCGCCTACAACCAGGACATGACCATCGAGTACATCCAGGCCTGCGCGATGTGGGCCCGGGTATTCAACTATGCGGCCGGTGAGATCGAGGAGGGGTTCTGGGATGGCGAGTCCGATGAGGACAAGAACATCAAGACCTTCACGATCAAGTTTCCCGATAGCGGCTTCCGGATCGTCGCGCTGACCAGCCGCCCCTCCAACTTGCGCGGCCGCCAGGGGATCATCGTGATTGACGAGGCGGCCTTCCATGACCAGCTCAAGGAGCTGCTCAAGGCCGCCATGGCCATGCTGATCTGGGGCGGTAAGGTGCGGGTGATCAGCACCCACAACGGCACCGACAACCCGTTCAACGAACTGATCACCGACATCAGGGCGGGCAAGCGCCGGGGCACGGTGCACCGGGTCACCTTCCAAGAGGCTGTGTCCGATGGCTTGTACCGTCGCGTTTGCATGCGCCTGGGCAAGACCTGGGTGGCCAAGGAAGAGGCCGAGTGGATGGCGGGTGTGTACGCCTTCTATGGCGACGGTGCCAGCGAGGAGCTTGACTGCATCCCGGCCAACTCGGGTGGGGCATGGCTGAGCCGTGCCCTGATTGAATCCCGGATGAACCCCGACACGCCCGTGCTGCGCTGGGAGTGCAAGCCTGGGTTTGAGGTGTTGCCCGACCACATCCGCATCGCTGATTGCCGCGACTGGATTGAGGGCCAGATGGCCCCATTGCTGCAGGCTTTGCCCCAAGACGTGATCAGCTTCGATGGCGAGGACTTTGGGCGCTCGGGTGACTTGTCAGTGCACGTGCCTCTGTTGCAGCACCAGAACCTGGTGCGCCGGGTGCCCTTCATGGTGGAACTACGCAATGTGCCGTTCCGCCAGCAGGAGCAGGTGGCGTTCTACCTGCTCGACCGCCTGCCACGCTTCCGTGGCGGCGCGTTCGACGCCCGCGGCAATGGCCAGTACCTGGCCGAGGTGGCCATGCAGCGCTATGGCCCTAGCCGCATCCACCAGGTGATGCTGACCGAGTCCTGGTACCGCGAGCACATGCCCCCGGTGAAGGCGGCTCTGGAAGACGGCACCCTGGACGATCTGCCCAAGGATGCCGATGTGCTGGACGACCTGCGCGCCGTTGAGATGGTGCGTGGTGTACCGCGCATCCCTGACACCCGCAGCACGGGCGAAGACAAGGGCAAGCGCCACGGTGACGCGGCCGTTGCTGTGGCGCTTGCCTACTACGCAAGCCGCGAGATCAACCTGGGGCCAGTGAAGGCATCCACCCGCAAGCGCAAAGCTGGCGTCCGCATCCGTGGCGTCAACCTCAACGGCTACTGACCCGGTGACAAGCCGGCAATCGATCATGGCAATGACCCCCAATCAATTCGGTCTGACCGACCACCTCGCAACCCGGGAGCGGAGCCTCGATTTCACGGCCCTGGGCATGCTCTTGCCCAACCCGGACCCGATCCTCAAGGCTCAGGGCAAGGACATCGCGGTTTACCGGAACATGCGCATCGACGCCCTGGTCGGCGGGGCCATCCGCAGGCGCAAGAGCGCCGTCAAGGCCCTGGAATGGGGGCTGGATCGCGGCCAGGCCCCCAGCCGGGTTGCCAAATCGATTGAGGCGCTGCTGGCTGATCTTGACCTGGAGACCCTCATCGGCCAGGCGCTGGAGGCGACGCTTTACGGCTATCAGCCCATGGAAGTGATGTGGCAGCGCACGGGAAACATGATCACGCCGGGCGATGTGATTGCCAAGCCGCCCGAGTGGTTCTGTTTCGATGCGAACAATCAGCTGCGCTTCAAGACCCGCCAGGATCCTGTGTACGGCGAGCGGCTCCCCCTGCGCAAGTTCCTGCTGCCACGTCAGGATGCCACCTACCAGAACCCCTACGGTATCCCCGACCTGAGCATGTGCTTTTGGCCGCTCACATTCAAAAAGGGCGGGATCAAGTTCTGGCTGTCGTTCACCGAGAAGTTTGGCAGTGCCTGGCCTGTTGGCAAGCTGCCCCGATCAGCCACGAATGAAGAACGTGCCGAGCTGCTCGACGACCTGGAGAGCCTGATCCAGGATGGCGTGGCAGTGATCCCCGATGACGGCAGCATTGACCTGGTTGAGCTGGCTGGCAAGTCTGCCAGCGCAGATCTGTACGAGCGCCTGGTCATGCTTTGCCGGGGCGAGATCTCGATCGCGCTTCTTGGGCAGAACCAAAGCACCGAGGCGACAGCCAACAAGGCCTCGTCTGTTTCAGGCCTGGAGGTGACCCGAGAGCTGCGTGACGCCGACGCCAAGCTGGTTGCCGGTGCGGTCAACACCATGATCCGTTGGGTGTGCGAGCAAAACTGGGCCAATGTGGCCGCCCCAGTGTTCAGCTTGTGGGACCAGGAGGCCCAGGACCAGCTGCAGGCGGGCCGGGACAAGAGCAACTACGAGGCCGGCGCCCGTTTCACGAAGAAGTACTGGATGCGGGCCTACGGCTACCAAGATGGCGATCTGCAGGAGTCGGCGGTCACTCCCCCCCCCACGTCGCAGGCCCCTGCAGGAGCGGCTTCGGCGCCTGTGGCATTTGCCCAGGGCGATCAGACCACTGATCCGGTCGCCGATGAGACCCAGACGCTGATGGTGCAGGCCGGCTCCACCTGGACGACGTTGATTGACCAGGTTCAGCAGCTGGTGGAGAGCGCGGACAGCCTGTCCCAGGTGCAGGCTGCGCTGGTCGAGGCCTACGGCAACCTGGACACGGCCCAGCTCGTGAAGTTGATGGCCGCAGCGAACGCCATGGCGCAGCTCAAGGGCATGGATGCAGCCCGCTCGGAGGGGTAAGGATGGCCACATCCCTGAACGTTGGCTTCGGCACGCCCTGGGGGGCACAGATCGCCTTCCTGAAGAACAAGCTGCGCCTACCCACCGAGCGCTGGGATGACATCGAGCGCAGCGCCCATGATCGCGCCTTCATTGTGGCGGGCGTTGCCAAGGCCGACCTGCTGTATGACCTGCACCAGGCCGTCATTGAGACGGCAGAGGCCGGTGGCGGAGTGAGTCAGTTTCAGGATCAATTCCAGGCCATTGTGGCCAAGCATGGGTGGACGGGTTGGACCGGTGAGGGCAGCCCCGAGGGCGAGGCCTGGCGGGCCCGCACCATCTACCAGACCAACATGGCCACCAGCTACGCAGCTGGCCGCTATCAGCAGCTGATGGATCCTGACTTTCTGAACCTGCGTCCCTACTGGCGCTACATCCACAGCGATGGGGTGATGCACCCGCGCCCCTGGCACCTGGCCTGGCACGGTTTCACGGCACGCTATGACCACCCGTTCTGGCAGACCCATTTCTGCCCCAATGGCTGGGGTTGCCAGTGCCGCATCGTGGCTGTGAGCGAAAAAGAAGGTCTGGCCAGCATCCGGGCCGGCCTGGGTGATCCGCCCAAGGGCTGGGACCAGATCGACCCCAAGACGGGCGCCCAGGTGGGTATCGACAAGGGCTTCGACTACACACCAGGCGCTGCGCGAGACACTTCGCTTCGCCAGATGGTGCAAGACAAGATGGTCAAGTACCCGGACGCGATCACGACCGCGCTCTCACGGGATCTGACCCGCTATGTCAACGCCAATGCTGCGCCGGCCACCTATGCGGCCGAGATCCTGGCGGACAGCCAGCGCAAGGAACCCCTGTGGCTGGGGTTCGTGGACGATTTTGAGGCCGTAGGCCAGGCTGCTACGACTGATGTGAAGGGCTATGTGGTGCTGCTGCCTGCCGATGCAGTGCGCCATGTCCAAACCAGCCACGGCCACGATGGCCAGGGCCAGCGGCCTGCAGAGCCAGTTGACTATGAGCGGCTGGTGGACGTGCTCAATGACGCAGACACGCTGCGACCGGGTGACACCAGCCGCCAGGGCAATCCAACGGTGCTGGCGATCAAACAGTTCGGCTCCGAGGTGTATCGGGCCGTGTTTGAGGTGCTGTCGGGGAAGAAGAATCGGGCGCTGGCCTTGACCACGCTGGTGATCAAGACAGGCAAGTGATGGGGCTCCACGCCCTCTCGTCCAAAACGTCCGAAACGGGTCCGGGCATCCAACTACCCAGGGGGCGGTACAGCGCGGAGCAGGACGGATTCTACGGAAAGGCCATGAGATGAGCAATTTCACGATCGAGGTGAAGGACGACCAGGTACAGGCCGCATTCCAGGCCCTGGAGGACCGCGTCACCAATGCCAAGGGCTTCCTCGGCGGCTTGGGCGAAGACTTGGTGGAGCGCTCGAAGCGACGCTTCGAGACCAGTACCGGGCCCGACGGCGTGGCGTGGCTCAAAAACTCAGACGTTACCTTGGGCCTGCTTTCGGATCGCCTGGGCAAAAGCTACCGCAAGAAGTCTGGCGCCCTCAACAGCAAGGGGGAGGCCAAGATGGCGGGCAAGAAGCCGCTGATCGATACGGGTAACTTGCGCCGGCAGATCGTCTGGCAGGCCACCGCCGACACCCTGACCGTTGGGGCCACGCCGCTTTACGCTGCGATCCAGCAGTTTGGCGGCCAGGCCGGCCGCAATCACAAGGTGACCATACCTGCGCGGCCCTTTCTTCCTGTCAAACCGGACGGGTCGCTGTACCCAGAAGAGCAGGCGTTCATCTTGGAGAGCCTGAACGAGTACATTGCGGGCTTGCCCACTTGA